ACCGTACCTGCTGCCGGATTCGGACGGCCCGAAGAGCGTCGAGATCAACATCAACGGCTATGTCTGGACCGCGATCATCGAAACCTGGTCGACGCAGACGGCGTTCCCTGCGCCTGCCGTGACGATGAGTGGGCATAGCCGCACGATGCTTCTCAGCGCGCCCTACATTGCGCCGCGCGACTTCGTGCAGCCCGTCGATCGCAACGCGCAGCAGCTCATGGATGATGAGCTGCAATTCTCCGGCTTTACTGTCGACTACGGCACGCTCGATTGGCTCGTTCCCGGTGGCGTCTGGACTTACCAGCAGCAGACGCCTGTTGGCGCGATCCTGACGATTGCCGCAGCCGCCGGCGCCGTCGTTCAGTCGCACCCCTTCGAAGACGTGCTGCAAATCCGGCCGCGCTGGCCGGTGAGTCCGTGGAACTGGTCGACGACGTCGCCGGACAAGACCGTCCTCGACGATTTCACGCCAGAGTACGTCGCCACGGATCAGACCAGCGGCCTCGCGTCCTACGAAATCCGCTCGCTGCCGCTCTGGCCGGCGACGGCGACCGACATGCCCGGCCTGATCCTGCCGCTGCAGCTCGTGCAGTTCATCGCCGCGGCCGGATGGATGGGACAGGTCGCCTCCGTGCAGATCACCGCGCAGCGCACAAAGCAGGGCAGCGGCGCCGAGGCGCTCGTGGTGACACAGGACATCAAGCTCGATGCGCCGCGCGCCGATCCCGTCTACGACTACGTGCTCGTCAGCGGCCAGCAGGTCGGCGTCGCCGATCCGATCATCCGCGATGGCCGCAGCGGCACGACGCGACTGCGCCAGATCGTCGATGCCTTGATCGTTACCGACCAGGTCGCCCTCGAGCGCGGCCGCAATGCGATCGCCTCGGGCGACAACGGCGTCTCGTCGACCAACTTCTGGCGCGCGCTGACGGGCATCACCGGCAGCAGCCGCTACATCAAGGGCAACGTGACCGCGATCAATGGCGACGGCAGTATCACGGTTGCGACTAGCGATGGCGGGACGATCCGAGCTCGGCCGCTGCCTGGCCAGACCTGGACCGTTGGAAATGGCGTATTCGTGCAGGATGGAAGGATTGTCGATGTCGCGCCTGCACTGCCAGGAGTGACCCAATACGTGTAAGGCGACCGTTGCCAACGCGCGCCATGAGACGCGCGCGGCGTAGGCTGCGCGCATGCGCGGCTACGACGGAACTCCGCAATCTCGAATCGGGTTTCTCGCCTGCGCCTGCGTAGTGTGCGGGAAAATTGGCTGGCCTCACCAGGTCGGCAGCGAGTGCAAATACTGCGGCGTCGGCGCGTATCTCCGACATGGGCTGTTCGTCATGAATCTTTGCCCGACGTGTCTCGGCAAGGGCATCGGCTGCAAGTCGTGCACCGGGCGCGGTGTATTGCCAAGCCCAAGCGAGGACATCACGCACGAGCAAGCAGCGGCGGAATGGGCGGAGATCGAGGCGCAAAAGGCCGAGTCGCCGACGCCTTTGTTCAGGCCGGAAACGCAGCCATGGGTGGGAAAGCGAACGAAGCGTAGCCGCAAGGCGAGGCGATAAAGGTTAGGCCCCCATCCGGTAGAGAATTGCGGAACAAAACCGCTATTGCGGAACAAAGAAAAGGCCCGCAAAACTTCTGCAGGCCTTGTCGTTATTGGCTCCCCGAGACGGACTCGAACCGCCGACCCAGTGATTAACAGTCTGGCGTGTTTTTGTTTGTTATCAACAACATGACTGTCTATTCTGTTCCGCAATTCTGCGAAAAATGATGCTCTACAAGCAAGGTGTGATGCGGGGGCATATCGAATTGCGGAACACTTTCAGCGCGTCGGAGTGACCTTCTCGCCGCGGCGTTTTCGAACGTAATGCTCAGTCATCACGACTGACGTATGCCCTAGCTGCCGCTGCGCTTGGCGCACATCGCCGGCGGTGTCTGCCTTATCGGTTCCCGCCTTGGCGCGCAGGTCGCGGAACTGGAACAGCTCGCGGCTTACCTTGGCAGTTTCACGCGCTCGGTCGAACCTGTAGCGGAGTGCGTCGCGCCCCAATGGCTGGCCGTTCTCGTCGATGATCAGGCGCAGCGCATGCACCTTCAGCTCCTTCTTCCTTGCCGCAATCCGTTCCAGCAGCGCGGCCAATTCCCCAATTACCTCGATTCGCATCGCTTTGCCGGTCTTGCCCTGCCGGAATTGAAGGGTGTCATCGCGGATGTTGGTGACAGATAGGCCCAGCGTATCCGCCGGCCTCTGCCCAGTCAGGTAGGCCAGATCCATTGCATCACGCAGCGGCACGTCTGCCGCATCCCACACCGCCTTGTACGCATCGTCCTCGACGTACACGTCTCGGCCTTCCTCTGAATAGCCGTGCACGCCGATACATGGATTCGGCAATGACGTGTAGCCAATCTCTCGCGCCCAGTTCCAAATGTGAGAGAGCAGGGCCTTTTCTCGATTTGCCGCAATGCGACCGTCGCCACGGTGCTTCGGGTTCTTCCGCTTCTTCGCCTGCACATCGTCCAAGCGCCAGCGCATGTATTGCCGCACGTGCTGAGGCTGGATCGCCTCAAGCGGGCCCGGCGGGTCATCAAAGAACTCGATCAGCTTCGACAGCTCGCGTGAATTGCTTATCTGAGTGGCCGGCGCCTTGGTCGGCAGCACTTCGGCGCGGTAGCGATCGCCAACATAGCGAAACGTGATGACCGCGCGCGGCTTCTCCGCGCTCTCTCGCTCGATCTCGGCCCAGCGCTTGATTGCCAAGCCATAATCACTACCGAGCGGCTCCTCGCGCCGCGGCTTGCCGCCGTGATCGTAGAAGTACCAGGTTTTCTTGCCACGCACGCGCACGCGCAGATGCGGCACGGCGTTCGGCTTGCTTGGTCTGCGCCCCATACTACGCTGCGGCCTTGTTCGGCTTCCAAGTCATATCCTGCACCTGATCGCGCTCGCCCTCAACGGCGGAGCGCGTGACCACCGGCCAGCCGTTCCCGTCGATGTAGTGACGGATGCCGTTGGCTCGCAGGAACGCAAGCTGCTTCGCTCTCATCTTTGAGCGCGTCAGCTCGGCGATTTCGGAGCGTGAAAGGCAGAGGTTCATCAGCAAATCCTACGTCACTCGCCAGTTCTTGCGATCACGCCGCAAGCGCAGTTGCCTGCGGAATGCGCGATCGTTCGCAATCTCGATTGCTCGTTCGGCTGCGAACTCGCGCAGGAAAGCGAATTCGCGCTCCAAGACTTTCGCCGCAGCACCGGCGGCTTGCCCGAACCGCTCGCAGGCAGCTTTTGCCTCGCATACGGATCGGGTCATTGCAGCGAAGTCGAATTCGTCGCTCATCGAGATCCGTCCACTCAATCCCACCGGTCCAGCCGATAAGTCAGATTGCGCCCAGCGCTCCAAACGCGCATCAGAACGTCCCACGACCTCTCGCCCTTGTTGACCATAAGCCCGACGACGTGCGGCTCGTGCATGCCCTCGATGCTGGCTCCGCGCGAATACGCTTCTAGCACCGAGCGGATGCCGTGGAACTCGGCTTTCAGTATTTCGGGGAACAGCGCGGCGCCTGACTGCCTCGACTCGCGCGCGCCGGCCAGCACGAACAGAACGCCAGCACCCTGGTGCTCGTGGCCGCCATTCCACATCGACGGCTTGAGCGCCACAGCTTCGACATCAACGAACTGACCGCCGAGAAGCCCGAACTGCGCGGCGTGAGATCCGCCGTGCCAGAAATACCAAGACACCGGATTGCGAGCGTCTTCGCGGTCCCATTGCAAGATCGGCGGCGCGTCTGCGTTCACGGCCGTGACGAGCGCGGTGTAGCCGCCATGCGATGGGGCCAAGAACTCGATGCGCTCTGCGGTCGGAAGTACCGTGCGTTGGAACTTGTCCCAGGTCATCGTCTGAGCCGGAACATTCATGTTCGGCGTCTCTGCGCCCTTCGGCTTCAGATGGCCAAATACGCCACCGGTCGGCGCTTCATCCCGCTTCGTCGCAGGACGCCATAGCGCTTGCACTTCATCCAATCGCGCGAAGCGGCGCGCCAGCGACCCGGCTGCGCCGAGCTGTTGCATCACCTTCTCGGCTGCAGCTATCGCGCCGGCCGCGGGCGCAGCCTGCGGACGCTGATAGAGCAGTGGATGCATCTTCGCGGCGAAGGCGCGTGATACCTCGTCGAAGTCCTTGCCGGACGCAATGTCTTCGAGCAGCGTGCCAATCATGCTGCTGCGCGGATGGCAGAACCCGGCAGGCGCTGTCGCGATCGCGCGCCATACTGCATTAGCCTTGCCTGGCCCGTGCGCTGCCGCACGAGCAACATGCAGGTTGTATAGCCATTCGGCTTGGCCGAGCACCTTCTCGCTGCGGTACAGGGCGTCGGATTTCAGCAACGTGAGTGCGGTTTCCAGGTGCGCTTTCGTGAACTCGTTGAGCGCATGCGTCACCGTCTTGAAGTCCTCGCGCTTCTCGGCCATTGCTTGGCCAGCGGTCTGCGTCGCACGCTTGAACATCATGTCCGGCGTAGCGCGCACAGAGAAATGGCGCCAGGCGCCGGTTTGAGGCGTGCCCCAAACCTCGTGCGACGATAGGAAGACGCCTGTCACCTTGGCGCGGCGTACTGCCTTGGCCATTGCGGCCAGTGCAGGTCGATACGTTTCCGGCGCATCATCTGCATTCCAGATCGCCGGCGCTACGATACCGTCGTCGCCGATCACCGCCAGTGCTCCGGCGCGCTCTATGAACTGCCGGCATGCATGGCAATTGTGATGCTGGCGTTCGGATGGATCGTCAAAGCTGGCCAGATAGATGGGCCACAGATCCTCCACATCGGTCGTGAACAGCGGTTTCGCTCCCGCGGCGCAGTTCGCCA